AAGCCGAGGAATTGGCTAAAAATCAAAAGATTCGAGCGGAGAAAGCTGAAGCTGAATTAAAAAAGCTAAAAGCTAAGGAGAGCGAAACTCCTAAAAATGAGGAACAACTAAACGAACCGGATTACGCAAAAGAGGCTTTTCTTGAGCAGCGAGGCGTACAGCACGCAGACGATAAAAAAATTGTCTACGATGAAGCAAAGCGTCTGAAACTGCCTTTAAGTGATGTGCTTTCAATGGAACACATCAAAACAAAACTTAAAAGTGTACAAACTCAACGGGAAGCCGAATCTGGTATGCCTGATAGCAGCGGTAAAGGCGGTGGGGGTAACAAAACTTCCATTGATTACTGGGTTAATAAAAAGAATCCAGACGGAAGTTATGCCACCCCGACTGATTTAGAGCTAGCTAATAAGGTGATTGATGCTAGAGTTAAAGGGCAAACCGAAGGGAATAAGTTCTCAGAGGAACTCTTTTAGGAATCCGATAGGTCGTCGTTTGGTTGGTAAGTAACAAGATAATTGAAATAAAATGGCTAACACAGTAACTTACAACAAACACGATTACGTAATGCGAATGCGGGCTCGGATTAGTAAGCCAACGACGTGGTCAGACATATTGAATCTCAAATACTCCGATGTTCGGACTATTGTTAATTCGTATATGTCTACCGAACCCTCAGTGGTTACCGGTACCCGTGGCACAGCTTACAATTACGAGGACTTTACGCTGACTGCCGATACACTTACTATCGACCAGTACAAAGTTATTCCGATGTTTATTGATGAAGCAGACCGAAGCCAGCAGACGTATGTTGACCAAATGGCAATCGCTGATTTTCAGGGTAGTAAAATCTCTGAAAAAATCGAAAGCCTAATGCTGGCGCAATATGCTAGCTGGAAAGATTTCGGTGCTACTGACTTGGCAAACACCGGCGATGACGATACTACGCAGATTACCGTTTCAGCTTCTAATATTGACGACATTATTCGAGCCGTAAAGCGAAAACTTTACGCTAATGATGGCGTTGATACAGCGGTCAATAACGGTATTTTCTTTGTTTGGCGAGCGGCGGACTTTGAACTTCTTGAGGCTAAACCTTACGAAGGCCTCGTTAAACTTTCTCTAATCAAAGCGAAAGTCCAGCAATGGATAACGCACACCAAGCAAGCATTAGCTGTGCAGGTGAAACGACTGAGCGAGAAAGAGCCGAGACTCGGCTATGCAACAGTCTGAACACGGGCATAATAAAAGAAACCCGTGAGTTAGGCAGAAATGTCCTAACCGCACATTGAAAACTTAGTTAAGAGATTGACTTCTTGAAGCCTTACGGATAAAGAACAGCAGAAAAAGGCGTTTCACTATAAAAACCTTCAATCACTTTGGGCAAAAGAAAACGTCTCAAAGGGCGCAAAAACTCTTAATTAAGTAGTGTAGTAACAAATGGTTCGTCCAAGCGAATGGCTTTACTGAAGCTGACATTAGTTTGAAGAACGGTATCCCCGTTCAGAAAGCGTTCCGCTATATGGGTGTTGACCACTACTTGTCAAACTCACATACCGCAAACCACGTGTTTGCTGGTATTAAGCGAACGGCTGAACTTGGAATCTTGCGAGGTACATTCGGCAAGGCTAAGTTCATCGAAGACCCAGCTAAATTGTCTGGTTTAGGAATCGTTTCACGTGTTGATTATGGCTTTAACTTCCCCGCCCAGTTGGCTGAATTCTTTATCGACGTGAACGTCAGCTAAATTAGCTAAGTTAAGCTAAATAATAGTAATATTATTCCTATCGGGTAATCAGTCCAAACCGATTTACCCGATATGGTTTGGAAATAATATGAGGATAGCTTTAGGTTTACCGACAAACCGATTGATAAAACCAAAAACAGTAAAATCTTTACTGGAGTTAGCTGCCAGAAAGAAACTAGAGATTATTGTTTCAACTAAAGGCTATAATTGCGCCGAGAATAGAAATTACATCGCCGCCCAAGCGATTAAAAAAGGTTGCACCCACTTGTTGCACGTTGATGATGATATGATTTACGAGCCTGATACGCTGGATAAACTGCTGGCACACGATAAGGATATAGTAGGCGGTCTTTACAAGACAAAGTACGAGGTACAAGACTACGTGATTGAGTATTTGAATACTGACGTGATGCCCGATAAATTGTTTGAGTGTGCTGCGCTGGGAACAGGATTGTTGCTGGTAAAAACCGAGGTTTATAAAAAGACCCCCCAGCCGTGGTACGGGTATGTCTGGTTTGATAACGGTATGGTTAAAGAGAGTGTTGATTGGGTGTTTTGTAAAAACGCTCGCAAAGCGGGATTTAAAGTGTGGTGCGACCCTCAAGTAACTGCCAAACACATTGGTCAATTCTGCTATTGATGGTTTATTTAAAAGATAAACAAGGCATAAAGGAGTTTTAGATGAAAATAACCCTTGCAATCCCGTCTAACAGAGGGATAAACCCAAAAACAACGCAGTGCTTGCTAGAATTAGTTACTACCAGTATCCACGATTTACATATTATTGTTGCAGAGGAGG